TCCCGGATACGATGGATGAAGACATCCAGAAGGAGGCAGAGGACGCCATGCAGGCAGCGATAGAGCGGGCAGCCGCTCTGGGGGCTGCCACCGGGGACCCAACCGGGGCGTCTGACGGGTCGTCGTCTACCAACGGCAACAAGTCCAACAACAAGAACCGGCCGAATGAGTCGGCTGGTACTGAAGCGAGTCAATCCACCAGCCAGCAAACACGGGCGTGAAGCTCGAAAGGAGACTGCGAGATGCAGCTCGTACCTTGGTACCTCTTGGACTCCATCGTGGGATACGAGGGAGAAGAGGGCTCTGAGTCATCCGACGAATCCTCGGAAGAAGAGGGTGAGGAGGAAGGCGAGGAGGAGGAAGAAGAAGAAGGCGGGGAAGGCGAGAAGCCTCCCACGCAGGAGGACATCGACCGGATCAACAAGGCTCTCAGGGACGAGAGAAAGATTCGCCGCCAGGCGGAGAAGGATCTCAAGGCGCTGCAGAAGGTCTCGACTGAGTCGACTGACACCTCCGACAAGGAAGCCAAGCAGGCTCGGGAGCGCGAAGCTGCCGAGGCATCGAAGAGCGAGAGGCTCGCTGCGAGGTTCCTGGATACAGCCCTCGAAGGGTCCATCGTCAAGGCCGCGACGAAGCTCAAGTTCCGCGACGTCGACGACGCAGTGACGCAGATCAACCGCGAAGACATCGACTGGGAGCAGGACGAGGACGACCCGTCCAAAGTGACCATCGACGGCGACTCGGTGACTGCTGCAGTCAAGGCGTTGGCCAAGAAGAAGCCTTACCTTCTGGCAACGGAGAACGGTGCCGGCGGGGGGGCGAGCGGAGGACAGTTCGGAGGTGCGAGCGGCAACAAGCCCGATGGGCTGACTGAGGAAGCGCTCAGGTCAACGTACCCGGCGCTCCGACGTGGAGCCCGCTGACACCCACGAAAGGAGTAAAGCGAGATGGCTCGCTTCGACAAGTACAACTCCGAGGGAGGGTCCGGATTCCGGGCACCTCTCGCGGCGGCGTACACGGCTGCGGACACTGTGATTGCCGTCGGTCTCGACGTCAATGGCAGGGTCGTGCCGGGTGCCGGTCAAACCGGCATCGTCGGCGTCATCGTCAAGCCGGCAGGCGCCCCTCTCACGATGGGCACCATTCCGGCAGGCACCATGGTCGATGTCATGGATCATGGCGAAGTCGTGGAGTTCCCGACGTCAGCAGGTGGAGCTGCTGGCACGGTCTACACGGCGAACACGACGACTGGCGTCGTCAGCAACGCAGCCATGTCCGCAACCCAGATCGTCGTCGGCTTCACGGTGGAAGCATCCCGACTCATCGTTCGGGTGCGCACGCCGCTGTACATCGGCACCTGAGGAAGGAGGAATCACAGTGGAGAAGCTCATGCTGCCCCGCCGCGACCTCCAAGTCGTCAGGGGCTTCGAAGACCTGCCTTCGGTCATCAAGGGCTATGCCCTGGGTGCCAACGAGGCAGCGGACATCATCCGGCAGACTGCGGATGGCGCGGATCTCAACGCCATGTGGGCGGAGTTCCAAGCCTCCACAGCTCTCCTCAACCGCCAGCGCGACCCCTACGTCGACCTCCTGACCTTCCCGGTCGGGAACCCGACGGAGAGGATCCTCGTGCCGGTGAGCGAGGACTTCGAGCAGGCCACCGAGTTCGGTGAGCCGAGGGGCATCCGTCTCGGAACGCCCTACATCGCTGGGTACGACTTCGCGTGGTACGACTTGGCGATTCGCTACACCTGGCTCTTCCTCGCAGAGGCAAGCTCGGACCAGGTCCGGGCGCTCAACGGGGAGGCGCTGGAGGCAGACAACAGGTTGGTGTGGAAGCGGGTCATGCGGACCATCTTCAACAACATCAACTCGTCCGCCTTCGTCAACGACCAGAACGTGAACGTCTACCGGTTCTACAACGCTGACGGCATGGTGCCGCCGACGTACAAGAACACGACGTTCACGGGTTCCCACACGCACTACATCACGTCGGGTGCTGCCACGATCGACTCGGGCGACCTCGCCGCGATGGAAGACCACCTGTACCACCACGGCTACCGCGTGACCCTCGGGTACAAGTTGGTGCTGATGGTGAACAGGCAGGAAGGAACCGTCATCCGGACGTTCAATACCCGCAAGGCGACGCCGGATCCGTACGACTTCATTCCTGGCCCGATGGTCGGCGGCGGGATTTTCCTGCCTCCGAACACTGGGGTGGTCGGAGCACCTGGCGGGTCCGTTCCGGGCTTCCTTCCGGGCACGATCGGCACGTATGGTCCGTGGATCGTGGTCGAGGACGACTACATCCCGGCCGGCTATACGTTCGGTTTTGCCACGGGCGGCGAGCGCAACCTGAACAACCCGGTGGGCATCCGTGAGCACGTTCGGCCGGAGCTTCGCGGTCTTCGCCTCGTGCAGGGCCCGAACAACGACTACCCGCTCACGGACTCGTTCTACCAGCACGGCCTCGGCACAGGCGTCCGGCACCGGGGTGCAGGCGTTGTCCAGCAGATCACCAGCTCGGGCACGTACACCATTCCGGCTGCGTACGTCTGATCCGCAGCCCATCAGCTCCTAGGTACCCCGGCCCTCGACGACCTCCTGAGGACTCGGGGGCCGGGTCCTAGGAAAAGGAGGAAAGCGTGGCGAACTACTCCCCAGATGCTGCCTCGCTGGCCGGAACGACTCCGACCTTCCACGCGGCGGCAGCGGGCGACTCGTTCGACAACAACGGCAACGTGCTCTTGTACATCAAGTCCACAGGCACACCGACCACAGTCACTGTCGATGCTCCCGGACTTTCGGGACCGACTGCAGCCAAGCAGTTCGACCCCGACGTCGGGTTCACGACTCCGGCGACGGGTGATCGGGTGTTGGGGCCTTTCCCCACAGCGAGGTTCAACGACGTCAACGGGCGCGTCCAGCTAGCCTGGTCGTCGCTCACCGGCATCACCTGGGCCGCAGTCCAGGCATCGTGAGGAGGAAAACATGAGTCGAGAGATCGACACGTCAGGCGGCACTGCGACCAAGGACGACGTTCTGCACCTCGCAGCCCGCGAAGAGATCCCCGCCGTCAAGGCACAGCGCGAGGAGGTTCTCGCCGACATGAACCAGGAGGAACTCCGCAAGGTTCTGGCCGGCGAGATCTCGGTCGACGACTGGGACCCGAGCACCGCGCCCGAGGAGCCCGACGAGGGCGACGAGGGCGACGACGAAGACGAGCAGTGACCGAGGAGCAACTCCTCCGAGCGTTGCTCGGCGAGGACATCCCTGTCGGCGGCGACGAGACCGATACTCTCTTCACCGATGCTGAGATAGCTGGCATGGTGCAGACGTACGGCAGCGCCGACGAGGCGAGAGCTCAGGGGTGGGAGATCAAGGCGGCTCGTTTGTCTCATCTGGTGGACATCACCGAGGGGTCGACGAGTCGCTCACTCTCCAAGGCCTTCGACCATGCTATGAGCATGGCAGAGAAGCTTCGCGGCGGGTTGCTCGGAAGTCAGAAGGCCGGCGCCAAGCAGCATCGCATCGAGAGGGAGTATGGGTCTTTCTGATCGCGGCGAACTCATCACCCAGCGCAGGAACACTGTGTCTTACATCGACGCTGCGTACTCGGAGATCGTCCTGCACCGCAGAACCCCTCACAAGAACGAGCGGGGCGGCGCCGACATAACGCCCACAGTTCTCGCGCCGCAGCGCATGAGGATCCTGCACGGATACGTCGGCAGGAGGGCGAACCAGAACGCCCCCAACGACACTTCGATGGGCAAGACTCCCTACGCCAAGAACGTGCTGATCGCTCGGTGGGATGCCGACGTTGAACGAGGCGACTGGTTCGTCGAGGATGGCGTCGAGTACCAGGTCGACTACATCTTCAGCAACAACCGGGAGTTCGAGCTTCTCGCCAATCTCACGGACACGGGGCCCGAGGTCAGTGGCTAAGAGCACGATCTTCAAGTGGACTGGGAGTCACGGGGGCAACTTCTTCGAGAAGGGCTACGGTGCCGCGTTCGCTCTGAGCTTCCACATCGGAGTGAGCGAGATCACGAGAGGCATGGCCCGAGAGGTTCAGAACTACGCGAAGCTGAACGCCCCGTGGGAGGATCGCACCGGCGATGCTCGAGATGGTTTGCACGCCGAGGGCGACTACTCCTTCACCAAATACACGATCACGCTGTATCACACGGTCGAGTACGGTATCTGGCTGGAGATTGCCTACAGCGGAAACTGGGCCATCATCATGCCGACCATCGAACACTACGCGCCAATCTTCGAGCACCGTCTCCAGATGGCCGAGATTCTGAAGTACGGGGTGAAGCCGTGACGTACGACCTGAGACGAAAGATCTTTCAGGAGCTCGCCAACAGCGGAGTCACCGTCTACGTAGCGGACAGGATCATCCAGGCGAACTCCATCTTCACGCCGCCTAAGGAGAAGCCGTTCCTGGTCATCCGGATCGGCACGACGAATCCTGCCACGCCGTATCAGGCGGGCGGTGTGGAAACCTACTTCCAGATTTGGGCCCACGACGACCCGGGCGACTACCACGTCATCGACCTCGTGCTTGCCGAGGTGAAGAAGGCTTTGTTGTCCGCCGCCCGAGAGCCTGGATTCTACGAGTTCAGGTATCTCGAGACCAGCGAGGACATGGAGGATGATGCCATGAGTACCCTCGTCAGGTACTGCAGGTATCAGGCGATAACGCGAGAAGAACTACCCACACCACAACCCTGAGGAGGGTTTCATGCCGCGAGTTCAGTACCTGGGCCCATACGATCGACGCGAGATTGGCGCCGCAGAGCTGGGTCGCGAACCTGCCCCGACGCCGGAAGGCGAGGAGCCCGCTCCGCCCGAGATCATTGCGTGGGATCGAGACGGCGAGTTCGTCGATCTCACGGATGAGGAGTGGACGAAGTTGCGAAACGCCACCGGCGGGTCGAGTTGGGCCATCGAGGAGGTTGAGCACGCTGCGATCGACGAATCGTCGGCACAGCCAGAATCAGCCCAAAGCGTCCCCGGGAGCGATCAGGAAGCAGGGCAAACCGCTTGAGGGTCATTCGTCGCAAGCGGCGAACCGATCGCTCCAAACGATCCAGGGAGCGTGATGCCGTGGAGTTGAGATGTGATGCCAAGCTGCACGGGATCCTCCGAGGGCACGTGTTGGAGGTGAAGTGCGGCAGCAAGCACTGCGGCCATCGCCCTGGAGTAGTGGTTCTCCACAGGTTCAATCTGGACACTGGGGAGACCCAAACCCTGCGGTTCAAGGAGCCGCCGATCAACGAAGGAGGCAAGCAGCATGGCTCTGGCCACGTTGACTCTGCCGTACGGGATGAGGAACGTCTACCTTTACGCGATGGATTCGACGACGGAAGCGCTCAGCACCGGCGTCGACCTTCCGGCGATGCAGACGTTCAGCTTCTCGGAGGCCGAGGACTTCGAAGAGCTTCGGGGGGATGACAAGGTCATCGCCGTCCGAGGCAAGGGGCCGAAGGTGGAATGGACGCTCGAGTCCGGAGGCATCTCGCTGGCTGCGTACGCGCTGCTGTCGGGAGGCACCAACACGCTGAGCGGCACCACACCCAACCAGAAGCTCGTGCACCTCAAGAAGACCGACCAGGTTCGCCCGTATTTCCGTGCGGAGGGCCAGGCGATCTCGGACAGCGGCGGAGACTTTCACGCCAAGGTCTTCAAGTGCCGCGCGACGGACACGCTCGAAGGAGAGATGGCGGACGGGACCTTCTGGATGACGTCGCTCAAGGGCACGGGCATCGGGGATCTCAACAACAATCTCTACGAGTTCACTGCCAACGAGACGGCGGTCGCAGTGCCGTCGACACCGCCCGCCAGCCCGTAGCGACTCGATCGACCCCCTACGCGAGATGTGTCAGTCTAGTCAGTCAGTCAGTGCGCCTTATAAAGGCGCGCACTTGACTAACTGAGCTAGATTGACGACATAACTCGCAAGTCGGGTCGCAGAGTCGCACGGGAACGGGAAAGCTTGAAACTTCACAAGAATCGGACATCATCGAGGAGGCCTAGGAGCCCATGTCCACCAAGCAACCGCTATCACCCACTGCAGCCTCCGCCTGGCGCAAGTCGGCTCAGTCGGCGCCCGCTCCTCTGGAGCTACCGTCCGGCAACGTGTGCCGCTGCAGGGTCCCCGGTCCAGCCGCGTTCCTCACGCAGGGCCTAGTGCCCAACACGCTTCTTCCCACAGTTCAGGCCGCCATGGAGCGTGCCGAGAAGGGCAGAACGAAGGACAAGAGCGACGAGGAACTGACGCGGGAACTCATGGAGGACCCCAGCAAGATTCGCCAGGTGTTCGAGATGGCTGACGCAGTCGCAGTCTACTGCGTCATCGAACCTGAGCTACTTCCAGCACCCCCAGACGACGAGCCTCGGGACCCGGACAAGCTGTATGTCGACGAGGTCGACATGGATGACAAGATGTACATCATGTCGGTGGCCTTGGGAGGCGCCAAAGACTTGGAGAAGTTTCGTAGCGAATCGCTCGCAAATGTGGATTCTGTTCGTTCAGGCCAAGGGGTGGCAGGTTCGCCCAAGCGCCCTTCTCGGGCTCGCTCTCGATAGCTGGGAGGCCTACTGCTTCGACGAGGCCGTATTCATGTGGGGCGGTTGGGTGTCGCAGCAGCTGGAGAAGGTGAAGGGCAAGACCGAGTCCCAAGTGCAGATGGGACAGCAGATGAGGCTGAATCAGCTTCTTGGCACTGAGAGCAAGGGCCAGTTCAGAGATCCTGCAGCTGACGTGTTCGCGAGGGGAGGTGAGTAGATGCCTAACTACGATCTCGGCACGGCTCATGGCCAGATAGAGATCGATGCCTCCACGCTGGGGAGGGCCATCTCCGCCCTCGACTCGGTCAGCGGCGCCATGCTCAAAGTCGGCGCGGTTGCTGGTCTGGCTCTGGGCTACGCGATCAAGAGCGCGGCCGACTTCGAGCAGCAGATGAGTCGGTTCCAGGCAGCTACCCACGCGTCGGGTCAAAACATGGACTTGCTGCGGGAGAAGGCCCTGCAGCTAGGTCGAGACTCTGCCTACGGAGCCACCGAGGTCGCCAAGGCCTTCGCCGAGCTGGCTTATGCAGGAGCCAGCACCAAGGAGATCATCCAGGGTCTGGGCGACGCGACGGTCTACCTCGCTGCTGCCGGCGAGATCCCTCTCGCGGACGCGAGCCGCACGCTCATCAACACGATGCGGCAGTTCAACATCCCCGCCAAGGACGCGGTGAACATCGCCAACGAGCTCGCCCGTGCCGCCAACGCTTCGACCATCGACGTCACCGACCTCACTACGTCCCTTCGCTACGCGGGGCCGGTTGCTGCCGCGCTGCACATCCCGTTCAGGCAGGTCGCCGAGACTCTCGCCATTCTGGGTAACGAGGGCATTCGAGGGTCGACGGCAGGTACCTCTCTGCGAGGCATCCTGATCGCCCTGACGCCGACCTCGCAAAAAGCCGCCGACACGATGAGAGAGCTGGGTCTCATCACGGCAGACGGGGCCAACCAGTTCTTCACCGCCGCGGGCAAGATCAAGTCCATGTCGGAGATCGCCCAGATTCTGCAGGATCACACCAAGAATCTTACGGACGAGCAGAAGAAGCAGGCCTTCACCACCATCTTCCAGCGCAGGGCCATGGCTTCTGCTCTCGCCCTCGCCGACGGCGGTGCTGCCGCGTACGACAAGCTCGCGAAGTCGCAGCAGTACAACACCACTGCTCAAGAGATCATGCGGAAGAAGCTGGACAACCTGAACGGATCGCTGAAGATCCTCAAGTCCAGCCTCGAAACCTTCGCCATCACCATCGGCGAGAAGTTCCAGGGTCCGCTCAAGGCTGCTGCCGACG